GACGCTACATGGGTGTCCCGAGTGTGTTTCTTCGCACATTTGGTTGTAACTTTAAGTGTGCAGGCTTTGGTATGCCACGTGGCGAATCTAGCCACGAAGCCACTGACATTGCAGCAACTCATACGTTGATTACACCGTTTACAAAATATGAAGATCTGCCACTAGTTAGCACAGGCTGTGACAGCTATGCTAGTTGGCATCCTGACTTTAAAGACCTGAGTCCAATGCTAGAAAGTAATGCCATTGTAAATCGTATTATGGAAATACTTCCTCACAAGCGTTGGGAGGATGAACACATAGTTATTACTGGAGGCGAGCCGTTGCTAGGTTGGCAACGTGCTTATCCAGACTTACTAAGTCATCCTAGCATGAGTAGACTTAAAGAAATTACTTTTGAAACAAATGGTACTCAGAAACTAACTCCAGAATTTAAATTGTTCTTAAAGCAGTGGGCACAGAATCCTCCATTTACTAGCCGAGAAGTTACATTCTCAGTAAGTGCTAAACTGCCATGCAGTGGTGAGAGGTGGGAAGAAGCAATTCTTCCAGAAGTAGTTTGTGAGTATGAAGAAGTTGGCACAGCATATCTAAAGTTTGTTATTGCTACAGAACAAGATTTTGCTGATGTAGAGTGTGCTATTGCCGCTTATCGTAAAGCAGGATTTAGAGGACATGTTTATCTAATGCCTGTGGGTGGAGTAGAAAGTGTTTACGCATTGAACAATCGTGCTGTGGCGGATATAGCAATGAAGGCAGGCTTGCGTTATAGCGATCGATTGCAAGTGCCACTATTTAAAAATGAGTGGGGTACATGATGTTAAAGAAATTTATAAAAAAGATTACAGGTATTCAAGCAATTGAAGACATGAAAATTCAAGCAGAGGCAGAAGCTGTAAAGGCTGTTAAAGAAGCAGCCACAGCCAAAGCTGAAGCTGAAGCAGCCAAACTTGCGGAGGAAACAGCCAAGCTGAGCCCAAAAGAACGTGCAACTGCCCAAGGGATGCCTTATGTCACTGTTTTAGATACGCACGTAAATAAAGACAATGTTAGAAATGGCTTTTTTGAGCTTGACTGGAATGAACATTTTATAGTACAATTGAAGCAAGCAGGGTACGGCTTTGATGGCGATCCTGACGAAGAGATTGTAGATCGTTGGTTTAGAGATTTGGCAAGTAACATGCTTGCAGAAGCAGGACTTGATCCATCTAGACCGGCAGGCTACATTAATGTGGTTCCTATTGCAAAAGGCAAATCAGAAGTTTCATGACATATATTTTAGTTGATACTGCTAACACATTCTTCCGTGCTAGACACGTTGTTCGCGGTGACGCTGACATCAAGCTAGGCATGGCCCTTCACATTACTTTTAACAGTATTAAAAAAGCGTGGAATGACTTTGGTGGTACTCATGTGGTATTCTGTTTAGAAGGTCGTAGCTGGCGTAAGGATTTTTACAAGCCTTACAAAGCCAATCGTGCAGAAACTCGTGCGGCAATGACTGTACGTGAACAAGAAGAAGATAAACTCTTTTGGGAAACGTTTGACGCTTTTAAAGAATTTGTTGAAACGAAGACTAACTGCACAGTCTTACAACATAAACAGCTAGAAGCAGATGATTTGATTGCTGGCTTCATCCAGATGCATCCCGATGCCGACCATGTGATCATCTCGACAGACAGCGATTTTCACCAGTTGATTGCGCCAAATGTTAAACAGTATAACGGTGTAGCAGACACACTTACTACTATCGAAGGTATCTTTGATAAGAAAGGTAAAAGTGTAATTGATAAGAAAACTAAAGAAGCGGTGGCGGCACCCAATCCGCAATGGATCTTATTTGAGAAATGTATGCGTGGCGATAGCAGTGATAATGTCTTCTCTGCGTATCCAGGCGTCCGTACTAAAGGTACAAAGAACAAAGTTGGCCTGACAGAAGCCTACGAAGATAAAGGTAAAAAAGGCTGGGCGTGGAATAACATGATGCTTCAGCGTTGGACCGACCATGAAGGTACCGAACATCGTGTATTAGATGATTATGAACGAAATGTTACTCTAGTTGATCTTACTGCACAGCCTGAAGATATCCGTAAACTTATTACGGAAACAATTGAAGAAAAAACACGAGAGCCTAAAAATATTAGTCAAGTAGGTATTCGATTGTTAAAGTTTTGTCAACTTTATGACATGAAAAAAATTATGGACACTATACAAACGTATGCTGATCCATTTCAAGCAAGATATACAAAATGATCGAGGTACAAATGAATTTAAAAGCTAAACCTATTGTAGATGGTAAGTTTTGGATTGTAGAAAAAAACGGTGAGAAAGTTGGTATTCTACATAAGAAAGAAAATAACAAGTTTATGCTAAGTTCAAAAGATGGTGAAGCATACTTTAACAAAAAAGATGAACTAACAAAACAGTTTGGTAAGGACTTTTTTCTAGTTAATGACAAAAGTAAAATTGTACATACTGAAGTGAGAGATGTTTACGATTATCCTACTAGTTGCCATCCATATAATCCATTATACAATTTGCAAAGAAAACTTCCACTGTTTACTAAGTCAAGTGCTAGCAAGAGTTTATATTGTGCAGGCTATTATACAATTAAGTTTGACAAAGGCTGGGTTAAATCTTTCTGTCCAAAATTAATTACTGTTGAGCGTTATGAATATCGAGGACCGTTTAAAAACGAACTCGAAATGAAGCAGGCCATGAGCAATGTCAAATCCGATTAATACTATACCTATACAGCAGTTTATACAGCAGGTTAAAGCTGCCGATCTGTCTCAACAACGCGAAATTAAAATGGATATTAAAACTGCTAAAGCACTTGCGTACAGTCTAGCAGAAGTAAATGCAAAAATACTGCAAGATTACGATATTCTGCTTAAAAAACTAGAATCTAACACTGGAGCAAGTGTTAGTGTAAGTATGGATGGTGGCGGTTTTTCTAACAGTTAAGTGATAAATATATGCGTACATAATAGGACGCATATATGAGTAGACCCAAGCCCAAGGTTCTTTTAGAATACGTTAATAAAAAGACCTACAAGAGCGAACAGATTCTTGAAGCAGACGCCATATGGGCAGTATTCTATAAAGGCGAACCTTTTAACTTAAAATCTGCTAGTAATGTGACTAGCTACCCTGGCCCTAAATACAAAAAAGTTAGTTTTAGTAATCCAGGTCATGCCCATAATCTTGCTAAAAAACTAAATCAAATGTTTAACTGCAAAGAATTTGAAGTAGTTAAGCTGACCAGTGGTGAAATTATTAAATGATATCAAAAGAAACTTTCACTAAAATTTTTTTGCAACAAAAAGATAAAAGTACAGATAGTGCTAATATCAAGCACCATATGTACAAATGGTGGCAAAGTCATAGAAGCAAGGATGTAGGGGGACTACGTCTAAGCGAAGAAGGGTTTGATTATTTGGTAAACGAATTGGAACTACGTAGTTACGAGATTCCATTTACTGAGCCAATCGACCTAAGTCCCCAAACTATTATATTTTTTGATAGGACTATGGATTTTCCATATTACCTTACAAACCAAAGTATTACTGTATTTTCGGAAAGAAAATCGTTTGAGCTTTACATGTTTTCGGACGATATCCGAAAATACGGATTAGTTAAAGCAATGAATAATCAAAACAAAGACGCTCAAACGGACGAAAACTCCTAAAAAATCTGTTGACGGGTTAGCAGTTTACCTGTATAATAGATACATAGACAGCAAACATTAACCCGCTTTTAACTTAGGAGTTTATATGAGCGAAATTAGTTCTCGTACAGTTGGCCCAAAATCCGCAAAGAAATCTCTGCGTCGTGCTTTTAAAGCCAATCGCCCTTTGTTCTTGTGGGGCCCTCCAGGTATTGGTAAATCTGATATCGTTAAACAAATGGGCGAAGAATTAAACGCTCATGTTATTGACATTCGCTTGTCACTGTGGGATCCTACAGACATTAAAGGTATTCCGTTTTTTAATGCTACATCTAACAAGATGGAATGGGCTCCTCCTGTAGAATTGCCCGACGAGGCAATGGCTGCTCAACATGACAAGATCATCTTGTTTATGGACGAGATGAATAGTGCGGCACCTGCTGTACAGGCAGCGGCTTATCAGTTGGTGTTGAATCGTCGTGTCGGTACTTACAAGTTGCCAGACAATGTGCATATTGTTGCCGCTGGTAACCGTGAAACTGACAAAGGTGTTACATATCGTATGCCTGCTCCGTTGGCTAACCGTTTTGTTCACTTGGAGATGAAAGTTGATTGGGAAGACTATTTTGGTTGGGCTGTTGACAACAAGATTCATAAGGATGTTGTAGGCTTTTTGACCTTCAGTAAGAAGGACCTGTACGACTTTGATCCTAAGTCAGCATCACGTGCATTTGCTACACCACGTAGCTGGTCATTTGTATCTGAGCTGTTGTTTGATGACGAGGAAGATACAGACACATTGACCGATTTGATCTCGGGTGCGGTCGGTGAAGGCCTTGCTGTTAAGTTTATGGCGCACCGCAAGATTAGCTCAAAGTTGCCTGATCCTACAGACATCTTAAACGGCAAGGTTAAGAAAATGGACACTAAAGAAATCAGTGCCATGTACTCTTTGACTGTGTCTCTGTGCTACGAGCTTAAAGACGCTAGCGACAAAAACGACAAGAAGTTTAACGACAAGGTCAACTACTTCTTCCAGTTTATGATGGATAATTTTGAAACTGAATTGGTTGTTATGGGTACCAAACTTGCTCTTACACAATATCAATTGCCCTTGGATCCAGATGAGATCAAGTGCTTTGATGACTTCCATGCCAAATATGGTAAGTACATTGCGGCCGCTACAGAAAAACGTTAATTAGTAGCCAAAGTCAATTGACAGGACCTGCGGGTCCTGTTATAATATATACATACAGTAAATATTTAGGAGCTGAAAATGTCAAATTATCTAGACCCAATTGTTGATAAAATTGTAGTAGCTCGTGTTGGATTGCTACTACGTCATCCGTTTTTTGGCAATATGGCTACTCGTCTTAAGATTGAGGATGCTACAGAATGGTGTGCTACTGCCGCTACAGACGGACGTCACTTATATTACAATCGAGACTTTTTTGCAGACTTGTCTGTTAAACAGGTCGAGTTTGTTGTAGCACACGAAATTCTGCATAATGTTTTTGAACACATGCTCCGTGTAGAAGGTCGTGATCGCAAAATATGGAACATTGCCGCTGACTATAGTGTTAATGGTACATTAACCCGTGACCGTATTGGTGAAGCTCCTCCAAAGATTAAAATCTTTCACGACACTGCTCACTACGGCAAAAGCTCAGAACAGATCTATGATGAAATTTATGAGCAATATGACGATGAAGAATTGGCAGCACTTGGCGAGTTGTTAGACGAACACATTGACTGGGAGAAAGAAGGCAAAAATGGTCAGCCTGCTTACTCTAAAGAAGAGCTCAAACAGATTCGTGATGAGATCAAAGAAGCCATGATGACAGCGGCTCAGGCAGCGGGTGCGGGAAATGTGCCCGCAGAGATTGGTCGTATGATCCGAGAGCTTACTGAGCCAAAGATGAACTGGCGTGAGATTCTGCGCCAGCAGATTCAAAGTACTATTAAGAACGACTATACCTTCATGCGCCCTAACCGTAAGGGCTGGCACATGACTGCCATTTTGCCAGGTACTAACTACGACGAAACTATTGACATCTGTATTGGCATTGACATGTCTGGCTCTATTGGTGATGACCAGGCTAAAGACTTTATTAGCGAAATTAAAGGCATTATGGACGAGTACAAAGAGTACAAGATCAAACTGTGGTGCTTTGACACTAAGGTCTATAATGAACAAGACTTTGACGGCTACGGTCAAGACATTATGGAATATGAAGTTAGAGGTGGTGGCGGTACAGAGTTTGATGCCAACTGGGACTACATGAAAGCTAACGATATTAACCCTAAGAAGTTTATCATGTTTACAGATGGATATCCATACGGCTCTTGGGGCGATGAGAACTACTGTGACACATTCTTTGTAATACACGGTAACAATACAATTGTTCCACCATTTGGTGCTCACGCATACTACGAGTTTAAGAATTAATGAGTTTAAAAACTGGTAAGGTTAATCCCCTTAATGCGCTGGATTTGAGAAAGGTCTCATTTCCAGCGTTTCATTTCCATTATACGTTGTTACCTAAATACACGCCAGCATTTCATAAAAATATAGATTCTTGGATTTACACCAACTTAAATAGTCGTTATTACATAGGTCAAGCTGTAGATCTTGTTGATAACACTGTAGTCTATGTTACAAAGATAGGGTTTGAACAGGAAAAAGAACTTAGTTTCTTCAAACTTGCATGTCCACATTTAATCTAATAGATAATTAATATACATATATAATCTTACAAGGAGATCTTATGACTGAAGAAACTAAAACACCAATGCCATCGGCACAACCAACCCCTGCACCTGAGCAACAGGAATCTGCAGATTTAACTGTTAATGACCTTAATGCTCTTAAAACTATCATTGATATTGCTAGTTCTCGCGGTGCATTTAAACCTAACGAAATGATAGCTGTTGGACAAACTTATCAAAAGCTATTTTCATTTTTAGAAACAGTGTCAAAACAAACAAAACAAGGAGCCTAATATGGCTGTAAATTTAAAACACGTAGGTCGTATTAAAACTAATGGCAGAAAATGTCTTGTGGTTTTTAGAACGTTACCTAACGATGCATTTAATTGTCTAATTGTACAAACAGAAAATTTGTCAGACAGTTATCATGACTCATTGATTAATCTAGTTGAATCACCGGCTGCGCAAAATGCAAACGAGTTTGCCGAAGTACTAGCTCGTGCTGTTTTCTCCGACGGTAGTACAATGTTGCCTAGTCTACATGCAAAAGGAAACTTAGTTAAAGTTCCCACCGACATGATTGAAATGCTACCAAATAATTCTGTAGCAATTTTGTTATCTGAATTAAATCAAATGATTGCAGAACAACAGGGAATAAGCGTCCAGGATCTAGCTGTTACAGATAGTAAGGCAAAAAGCGAAATTAAAGAAATTGCTACAGCTAAAGATATTAGTCCTACATCTAATAACACAGATCCAGTAGTTGATCAAGGTAGAACAACTAGTGCAAGTGTCAATGAAGCAGAACAAGAATTAACTGTGCCGTCCGGAACTCCGGATGATGTCGCTAAGTTCTATCGTAGTCAAGCTGATAAGTTAAGTAAACAGGCTGCAGAAATGCGTAGAAAGGCCGAAGATTTATCTCCTGCAAAGAAAAAGACAGCTATTAAAGAGTGACCAAGGGAAAGAAGTTTCCCACTGATGTAGTAGAACACTGGCCTGAAGTATTTGGCGAAATTACACTAAACGTAGTTCCGCTAAAATACTTAGATTCCATTACGATTAAATTCAAGAATGGTAAAGTGTGGGAAATTAATATGAGAGCAAAGCAGGCACAAAGTGATTGGGACTCGTTTGAGACGAGCCTCAAAGAAATGCTTTCCTCATACGAAAGCAAAATAGACAATGTCGATTTTAAATTAGATACAGAACGAGTTAAAAAAGACATGATTAAACATACAAACAAATTTTTAAAAAAAAGACATCTTAGATGAAAGTTAAACTTGTATCGTACTCACAGCCAACAGATGAGTTTCGTCAACAGAATATTACAGATGCACTAGATCTTGTTGCATACTGTGCCAGAGTTAGCAATCCTGCTAATCAATTTAATACAGAAACTAGTGAAAAACTAATCAAGTATTTGATCAAGCATCAACACTGGTCGCCACTTGAGATGGTCAGTGCCTGTATTGAAATTGAAACTACTCGCGATATTGCTCGTCAAATTTTACGTCATCGTAGTTTTAGCTTTCAAGAGTTTAGCCAACGATATGCTGATCCTACAGCAGAGTTAGATGAAGCGTTTGTATTACGTGAAGCAAGATTCCAAGATACAAAGAATCGTCAGAATAGTGTTGAGTTAGATATGAGCGATGAAAAACAAAAACTACTAGCTGTTGAATGGGAACGTGCTCAGAAGCGTGTACTGTTTAGTGTTAAACAAGAATACTCCTGGGCTATTAAAAACGGTATTGCCAAAGAACAGGCTCGTGCTGTTCTACCAGAAGGTCTTACAATTAGTCGTATGTACATGAATGGTACATTACGTAGTTGGATACACTATATTGATCTACGTAAAGAAAACGGTACACAAAAAGAACACATGGAAATTGCCCTAGCTTGTGCTAAAATTATTACAGAAATTTTTCCGCTAGATCGTTAATTTTCAAAAGTCGTATCGCCCGGCCACAGAGGTAACTTTGTTCCGGGCGCTCTTTTGGGTATTTTACTATCAGCACTACTTACACAACTATCACTAATACAAGGCTTAGGCCCATCAAACAATTTAAATCCTGTCTCAATATTTCCTAGAGGAGCATCACCGCAACTGTAACTACGTTTAATACTGCCGTCAGGTTCGCGAATAATAATTCCTCTATAACCGCTTGAACATTCCCAGTCTTTAAATTTGTTAAAATTAAAAGCATTAAAACGTTCTGCTTGATCCATATACCAAATCTTATGCTCACTATCTCTAAACTCTACTTGAAAGTGTTGTGGTACTTTACTCTGTGCTTCTTGATATATGGGATCAGGTGTTTTAAAGAACTTAGGTTCAGGTCTTTTTACCAGTTTGGCGAGTGCGCTTTTTGTCTCCGTAAACGCACGTTGCGGCATACCGTTATGCAGACGTTTCAACATCTCATCAGTATAGCCATCTACTACTTTACTGGCAGTAGGATCGCTCTGCGGTTTTAGTGTTACATTGATACCTTGATTGTGAAAGAAAAGTGCATTTTCAAAATCACGATCAAACCATTCAGGAACCATAACTTGATTGATGGTTATTTGAACATCGTGTTTCTGACAAAGTATTAATTTGTCAGCAAATTCCTGCATCTTCTCAGGGGTGTCTACATGTTCTGTGTGCAGACTAGCAGTGATACTGGCACGATGAAACTTACTAACAGCAGGACAATACTTTTCTTCAAACCATTTGAGTGGTCTGCTCATATTACTGGTCATGTGTACACTGGTGTAGTTTGTGTTGGCTACATCGTCATTTAGGTAATTAAGGATATCAATATAACCAGGATGGAAGGTAGGCTCGCCGCCACTAAGACTAAAATGGAAACTGTTAAAGTTACGTTCTCTAGCCTGTCGTTTAATTTCATCTATTGTACGCAAACACAGTTCGGTTGGTCTGTGATCTTTGCTGTCACTGCGGGCATATGGCCAGCAATAACTGCAACGATAATTGCAGTAACGTCCTAACAGCCAACTGACTGTAAAGAGATCTTTGTACAACATTGTACGTTGTCCTACACGAACAATATCATTGTAAGGTATTTGAGTGAAGTCATATGCTGACCAGCTTAAATCATTCATAAGGTTGTTGTAGTGGATCTATACTAATTTCGTTAATACAAATATCAGTCGGTTGTTCTAATAACCACTTAATATATATCGCTGCTCTATCAATGTCTAAACATTTTCTTGTAGGGTGTTTTTCTTGAACATTACTTAGGCTTCCAAAACTTATTAAAGTTATTTTAGGTGTAACACCCCAGACGCCATTCATTCCTAATGTATTGCAGTAATCTCTTAAGGCTTTCTTTTCTGCATTGTATAACCAAGCTCCACCTTTCTTCACACGATCAGTAGTAGACCCAATGCATATAATATAAGAACGATGATTATTATCTGTGCATTTTTTATAAACTGTATCAAGTAACACAGTTTGATTAAATTTCCATAAGGCACTACAGTTGATGAAAACATCATACTCTAATACTAAATCTGCTAATTTTTTTTGATCGTCATTTTTTGTTAAATCAAACCCGCTAGTGCGACTAGCAAAAAAAGCATCTGGATATAGTTTATACAATTCGGCAGCAAGGCCGTAATTTTTATTTCCTGCTACTAGTATTTTCATGTGATAGTTCTGGTATTAATAATGATAAATTTTGATTTCGTGATTTATCTAATGCATCGGTATAGGCATAAAACTTAGGAAGTTTGTGGCTCCAATCTTCTGCATTCATATAGTCAATTATACCCTTAACTTTGTCTAAATGCAAGTAAGATTGTAATAATTTAGTTGCTTGTTCTTTTAAGTGTTGCGGCAAAACTCGTATGTTTAATTCTTCGGGATGATTTAATATATTAAAATAAATCTTGTGGCCGTAAGGAACAGCCCAATCAATTAATTCGTCAAGGCGAAGTATATTATACATTTGTACAGTACAATGTATTTCAATTGCACAATTTTTTAATGTCCTAATTTTTTCAAAATTTTCTTGAATATGCTGCCAACTGCTAGGAAATCTAATATATCGATCAAGTTCGCCGGTTGCATCAATAGAACAATTTAATTGTACACGTTTAAAATGAGTCCACCGATCTAATAAATGTTTTGGAACATTAGTAAGATTTGTATTGTATTTTAATCTAATATTTTTAGCAGTACCCCTATCTATAAAATAATCTAAGAGTTTATGCTGTGCTTTAATAATAGTTGGCTCACCGCCTGTTAGATATATTTCTTCTACAGTGTCGGCAATAAGATATAAATTTTCCCAAGTTTTTTCTCGTTCAGGCCAATCCATGTTGTTTAATCTATCGTATTCACTTTGACTGAGAACTTCACCTATTAAAGGCCATTCTTCTGTCCACATATTACTAGCATACGGGTTACACATACGACATTTTAGATTACATAAATTACTCAATCGAATATCAACATACCTAATATTAAATGTTGCCTGAATCGGATACTCTCCGTCCGTCCCCCATTTGCTGTTAGCTGCTTGTCTTGCACTTTTGATACCTGCATCTTCTTCTCGAAAACATCTAACGCACATATCAGGTCGTTCGCCATCTAAAAACTGCTGTCTTATTTTTGTATACGTGGGACTATTCCATGCTTCTAACATGTCATCTCGTTGGACCTGATACGAAGATCCGTTACTTTTTAAAATATTATTATTTTTTGGACTGCTATTACAGCATACTCGAAGATTACCGCTAGCATTTGTAGCTAGATGCATCCAAGGTAACACACAGAATGTTTTAGATTTTATTTCATCCATTTTTTTAAAAACTCAAATTTTTCAAATGTTTCATTTCTTGCAACATCAAGTGTTTTATTATACTCTAAGAACTTATTCCATTGAGTGTCGTCAAATTTATTTGCTGCATTAAAAAATCTAACAATGTCTCTAACACTATTACCTACATTTAATTGCAAGCCAACAAGATTATCTTGATGAGTTAGATAACTTTGTAGTTTTTCTTTTATCTCTTGTCTTGCATCACCAGTCCATATACGACTATCTAAAAAATTTGGCCACGTAACAAAATGTACCCCGGTAAAAACATTCATACTTTTAAACCATTCAAATGTTTCTGGGGCATAATAAATGTTTAAGGCTTGCACTGTCATTTTACCATGTATAAGAACATTAGGCAATTCTTTTTGTACTATTTTTATATTTTCTTCAATAACTTTACTATCAGCACCGGACCTAATATATTCATTAAGTTCAGGTGGTCCGTCTAAACTTACTGCTGCAATAACTTTCTTAAACTTTTTCCAATAATTAACTACGTTGTATTTTTTATTAGATAGCATACTTAAATTAGTTGCATAATTTAAAGTAATTTTATCAGCACGATGCATTACACTATCAAGTATTCTATAGTGATCGTCGTCATAAAGCGGCTCTCCGCCAGCAAACCAAATTTCATCAACATTACTCATTAACTCTGGCAGACTTTCAAAAAATTCTTCCGAATAACTTCTTAACAACGATTTTTTAGTTAGATTAAGATTTTCCATTTCTTTCTGCCAACCAGTATCGTGTAAATGTACTATCTTTTTATAATCTTCAAACCAGCGTGTACTGTCCATAGGATGACACATACGACATTTAAAATTACAAAGATTACTAAGTTTAAATTCAATCCATGTTGGCTTGTTGTTTAAACTATAATCCTCATTTAAAGATTTTAAATTTGTATCTGCATTAATTAGTTGTCTGCCAGTATTTGGATTGTTATATTTCATTCGAAGGCTTTGTGCTCCAACATCTTCTAGTTTCCAACAAACATTGCACTTTTCATTTTTAATACCGTTTATAAGATCGCTACGAAGCTGTTTCATTTCACTATTATTCCATGCCTGCAATAAAGATTCGTTCTTTATGTTTGCTAGGGATGGCAAGCTTCTACAACAGGCTTTTATACTGCCATCTGTTTTTGTTGACAAATGAGTAAAGGGTGCAATACAAAATGTTTCCTTATTTACATCCATCCGCCTTCTCCATGTGTGATCATATGATATCTTGCTTTATTGCTTTTATTAATTACTATGTGATAGTAACCAATTCTAATCTTATTAGTGTCACCAGCTTTCCAAGGAACTTGGCCTAAATACTGCCAATTTTTATTCCAAAAATGCATTTCACATTCTTCCGGATTATTAATAGCCATATTAGTTGCCCATGTATCGGAGTTAGGATTATCGTAATGTAGTCCTATCATTCCTCCTGGTGCTAATTTCATTATTCTAACTCTATGATATCTGTCTTTAAACTTGTTTTCTTTAAACCAAGCTACTAATTTTGGACAATGCTCTAATGATTCCAGTGTCCAATCATACGGAGCATCGTCATTATTGGCATACCCATAAACTTCATATCCCTCAGTTTTGTTATACCCTAAACCGTGCATAACAAAACTTGACCATCCCCTATGTAGACTAACTCCCTTAACAGAGTTTTCTTCTCTGTGTGGAGTAAAAAGTTTTAATTTTTCTAAAGTTTCTATCTCATCTAAAAAATCATCATACGGCAATTTAATGTTTAGTGTTTTATAAAAATTTCCAGAAGCGTTTGGTAAACTATTTGGTCCAGAACTTCTATGATTATTAATGCCAATTCCTGACCAAGAAAAGTTTAAATTATAAGATAGCAATTCTGTTAGATAGGCCTGAAGATTGTCATCATGATACATTTGTGTTAAACTAGGAATGTAACGTAGTACATTACTAAACCAAAGGTACGGATGTTTGGAATTCTTTACAGACTGTTTAATGTCGTCAGTTAGTTGAATAATGTTGCCGTTGACAAAGTAAAAATTACAAGTTTTAATAATGTTCCATTTTTCTTTAATTTCAGTTAATAACTTATCTTCATCTACTGCTTGGCTTTTTGATCCAAATTTAATTAGACCACGCTCTTTGTTAAATTCTTCAACAATATCTGCATAATTATCAAAGTTGTAAAGATTGTCTAAAATATATTTTTGAAAGTCTAGACAGTTTTGATTTACATCAACAAAATAAATATTTGAATTTGGCTGGAGATCAAATTTTGCAAGATAGCTCCACGGAATAATTCCACTAGCAACAGCAATAAAACAATCAACTTTTAAATTCTTATCAACTGTTGTAGATTCTGTATTATAGGCCCAAAAACCTGTTTCGGGATTTAATAACGTTTTCCATTTAATTAAAAATTCTTTATGTCCTTTTACCTGTGTTTCTATCTTGTTGATTTCAGATAACGGTTTATCTATTAATGCTTCAATGTCGCCCGGTCTAGTTAAATGATACGTATAGGTTCTATGCTGTCTAACTTCTTGAGGTAAGTTGTGTATAGTATAATTTTTGTTAATGGCAAATTTAATTAGGTCGTGAAAAAGACAGAATTCAGAATTTTTCTTTTCTATTTGTAATGTTTTTTCAGATTCTTTTGTTATCCATAGCGGAGTATAGTCATCATGTATATTTTCTTGACTTCTTACAATTGACGGCCAACTAGTATCACTATATTCAAATGATTCTGTTATTATAAAATCTTCAGTTACTATATCGTCAATCACTCTTTTAGAAATTAAAATACACTGCTCGTGTAAGCCAAAGAAAGATTTCCAATTATTGTTTTTAATTGAATGGTCAATAATGTGTCCAGCTATTGCAGGGTTTGTTTTTATAAATTCTAATAGGCCGTTGGCTACAGGAATAGGGTTTAAGAAAATAGTACCTGACGACACTACAAACAAAAAATCAGCAGATTCTATACTTGCTTGTTTTATTATTGTGTTTATATTATCTGAAGAAATAATAAAACTAGTGATAGTTGTATCTACTTGCTTTGCTAATGTATCACCGGTTGTCTTTGTCCAGTACAATGTTAAATCAGCAAAATTTTTTGTTATTCCTTTTGCTAATTTTCTAGTGTCCCAGTAACCAAACGCTATTTTCATATTACTCCTTATATAGGTATTCAAAACAGGTTTTATGATCTAACCCTCTTAATTCATCTATTTTATTCAAATATTCTTTTAGTTCTTTTAGTTTTTGCGGATCGTGTTTAAGATTTTTAGTCATATTTTTAATCCTATCATTATAATCATTTTTATACAGATTTTCTAGCTGGTCTATTACACTTTGAGGTAGTGCATCTAATGTCATAAAAGTTGGCCAAAATACAATACTTACATTAAAATTAAGTGAGAAATTAAACATTCTTGAATATTGTCTAATGCTATGAAGTTCAAAAATATTTAAAGCACCAATTGCTATTTGTAACTTAACTTTAATATTTTCCGGTCTTGTAGAAAGAAGTTTGTATTTTTCTAAAAGATTATCGTGATTTACAGGATATCGTATATATTCATTAACTACTTTGCCGCCGTCAATGCTTAGACTTAGATTAACTTCTTCAAAGCAGGCCCACATGTCAATCCATTCTTGATCGATATAGGTGCCGTTAGTATCGTACCAAAGAATAATATTTTTTGCTAGATCCTGTTCAATTAAAAATTCTATAATTTCTTTGTGTTTTTTTAACAACAAGGGCTCGCCACCGCTAAAATATAATACTTTTACTTTTGATATCCATTCTGTATAGTTGTCTAGAAAACTAGCGTGGAACGGCCATCGAACATTTTCGTCTTTTTTAAAGAACTGTAAGTGTTTGAAATTTTCAAATTCGTCATACCATGTATTGCTGTTGTGCGGTGTACACATTACACATTTTAAATTACAGAGATTACCAAGTCTAAGATCAACTGCCCATGGAAAATCTATAGCACTGGTAGGATATGGTTTTTTTTCTATCTGAGACCACTTTTGATTTTCAAACTCTCGACGACTGGGGATATTTTTATCTTCATTAATTTTACAAGTAACACATTCTTTTGGCCACTCGTTATTTAAAAATTGTCCTCGTATACGTTTATACTCTTTGCCATGCCATATGTCCTCAAGACTGTGTGTGTTCACATGCAGGTCATCTAGAGTATTTGACTGACAGCAAAGTCTAACTTTTCCGTTGTTAGTCGTGCTTAAATTAACAAACGGTGCTACACAGAAAATGTTGTCATCCATTAAAAATATCCTTCATTTCTTTAAAAGTGTCATAGAAAGAAATCCCCCTATGGGCATCTATTTTTTCTAGATAGTCTTTCATTTCCGGTAAGCGTTGACTCCAATCTTCGCTTTTCATAAAGCTAATCATACCGCGTAATCTTTTAACACCATAGCTGTTTGCTAACCAGCGTTCTTTACTTACTTTTCCTCTGTCTTTTTCAGATAGGCACAATTCCCAATTTTCTTCAAACCAGGGAATAAATTCTTCATACTTTTGCTCACAAGCGTCTTTAAACCATTGCGGCAATACTTTTACATTTAGAAAGGCAGGCCAGTAGACAAAGTGATAATTGATACCGCCTGCTCCTAACGGCCACATATTAACTTTCTTAAAGTTTTGAGATAGTTTCCATTTTAAAAAGTCTGGAATGTAGTATATGTTTAGAGCATTAACAGCACAGGCAATAGTAACTTCTACGTTGTCTGTAGTCTGTTCATCGAGTATGCGAAACACTTCTTGTGTACGCTCCCACTTGCTAGGATATCGAATGTATTCGTTCATAGCACTTATACTGTCTACACTGTAATGGAAACGTACAATTTTAAAATGACTCCATAACTCAAATAGATCTTCACGCCATTCAACTCCGTTACTGTTATAACGTATCTCAATGTCTTTAGCACGACCCTGCCGAATGATCTCTTCTAGAATTTCATAATGTTCGTCAATGATCAGGGGTTCACCACCAGCAAAGTATACCTGTTGCATATGTGGAATCTGTTCATAGAATTGTTGCCAGAATACAGGATTTTGTTTGTGCCAATTGTAACTACTGCCGTTGATGCTGCCCTTGTTGTCCCATTGCCATATCTTTTTAACTCCCTCATTTTCCAGTGTAGGAAATACTTTTTGCCAATCTTTGATCCAACCACTGCTGTCATGTGGGCTGCACATGACACAGGCCAGTTGGCACTTTGTTCCAAACCGCAGATCAATGTAGGCCAACTGTGGAGGAACACTGCCATCGTCGTTAGTTTCATTAATTAATGTGTCAATGCTTACACGTTTTGACCAATATTCAGTTTCCCATTGACGTTTGCTATTGTGTCCTGCTGCTTCTTCTTTGTAGCATTTAGTGCAGCTTGGAGGTTGTTCGCCTGCTAACATCAGCTTACGTACATTCTTCATGTAATTACTATTCCACGCTGTTTGAAAATCTGTATTGTTAAGATTGCTAGGAAGACCTTCATCGTCTTTAAGTACACCAACTTGTGCTCCACCTAATTTTTTATCATTGCTGGCTCCTACTCCGCTGGCATTAGCTGTGCAGCATACCCGCATGCTGCCATCTGGTCTCGTACTTAAATGTACCCAAGGTAGAATACAAAATGTTTTACTAGGATAACTCAATTTACGACCTTATAAAAAATAAATTTACATCTTCTTGTATGTATAATTTCCACCCAAGGGGTTTCATAAAATTAACAAATCGGTGATATGATAAGTCTGCTTCAATACAGAACATTTCTAATTTTGTTAAAGAATTCCATGGTAACGAAATCATTAATTCTAAGTTAAAACTTTCAACGTCCATGCTGATAAAAGTATAATCATTATCTTTAAATATATCGTTCAGTTTTATAGTACTTACTGTAGTTTCAAGTACGGTAGTATAAAATGATCCGCTATTTTTGTTTGCCCAAAAATATGAATGTTCTACGGAAAAACTCCCTACACCGGTCCCTGGTTCAAAATTATGACTCATATGAGTCTCATAAAATTTCATTTGATCTGGATAATCATTTGGAACAACTGCAGCCTCTATTAAGTTTACATTTGTTGTTAAATTTCTTTCTTCGTAATTTTTTTTTAATCTTTTAAAAACCCAAGGAGATGCTTCTATTGCAGTGCCTTGCCATCCTAGTTCAGCTAGAGCAAGAGTGTTACTCATCTCTACACCATCAAATGCACCTATATCTAAATATCGACCAATGCGCCCATTAAAGAAATTTAATATAATTTCTTGTTCGTTGTGCTGTGAATATTTCATATTTTAATTTTTCTTGCTTTCATATCATGTGTGCAAAAACAGGAAAGAAATTTACATTTAATAGGTTCATGGGGCCAAATAATATTATCTAAATTACCGTTTTTCCAGTTACCCAACTGAGGAGCCGAATAGCACATAGCATCTCTTCGAATATCACCATTTTGCTCTAAATAGAGAGTATCAATCCCTACGTAACAATTCCAACCATACCAATTGTTTCGTTTATTTGATATGACTGTTTCGAAATCTTCTCTCAAAGTTTCATCAGTTTCTGAATTTCTCCAAACTGGCACTTGCCAGTGAGGTCCTTCTTTATACTGAACTTTTTTTCCGTTTACAGGATAGAACGCATTATTTTTTCCTAACCAACTCCATTGTTCGTCAGTATATGGCCATCTATCATGTTTCCCCATATGTCCAATCAATGTGAGAGATCTAATTCTACCAACTTCCCATTTTCCATGAGCTGTCATGTATTCTATTGTTTCTAAACATTTATCCCAATGACTAGGTAACATTAGAACTAATGTACCTGCGCCAACATTATTGTCAGTTAGAGTGTTTAAAACTTCTGTTGCATGTTCTTTTTCAGCAAATTCTGGATGAAAACTTAAAGTTACATGGCTGAAATATTTTCCGTATTCTGCCCACCATCTTACAGTTCTAACTCCGTTAGTAACTAAATCTACATCGTTACCTAGAGAGTGTATTAATTCGAGTATTTTTTCAATGTCTTTCCATAAGGTTACTTCGCCGCCGAGTAGTTCAAACTGTATTTTCTTTTTGTTATAAGGAGCTGATTTGTATACTTGATCAATTTTATTAATAATTCTAGCAGCTTGTTCGTAAGTTGGCCAAGGATACGTGCCGTCTTTGCATCCTGGCGGACAATAGACACAATTGTTAGTGCATACATTACCTAGTTGAAAACACACTCTTAGATAATTATCACTGTTAGCAGTTGAAGTATCAAAGTTATGTTCTTTCATTAACCATTGATTATATTTTTTATTTGTCATTACTAATTTTTCTTATAGGTCACAAGTATTTTTTAATATCTAAAGGACAACATATTTATACTGGCATTTTACTCACTAAAGATTTCATTCAAATTTTTAATCTTTCGTGCTCTCATATCGTGTACACATATGCATTTTGTATCTCCACATTTCATTGGCCCTAGTGGCCATTGTAAATCTGCTAGATTATCTGTTAGCCAATTACCTATTACTTGTTTGTAACCAGTATAACAATAGGCTGGTAATATATTTCCAGTTACATCCAAGGATAGTGTGTCTATTCCGGCGTAACAATCCCAACCTAAAAAATCATTATCCTTAGTGTTAAACATAGCATTTTCATTTACGTTCAATGATGTTTCGTCTTTTATCATTATTGTTCGATACCGCATTTCTTGAGGGAATTCTACAGATATTTTTTCTTTTATTATTACATTATCATTGAGATAATCCAGTTGCTCTGGAGTGTATTCATAACTTCTAGTAATAAAGGGATTTCTATCGTAAACTCTTCGAACTGCAATTCCAAAATTTCCAAACTCTTTCATGTATTCGATATCGTTTTTAACTTTATCAAAATGCAATGGATCCAACAATACAAGTACATTGGCTGTTACATTTTGATCTAACACAGTATTACACACTGCTGTTAGATGTTTAACATCGGTAAATTCCACATGATAACTGTTGGTGATTGATGTAAAGTTTTTTGCATTTTCTTCCCACCACCTTACTGTTCTAGATCCATTGGTACAGAGTTGTACGTAAATGCCAAGACTCTTCATGTGATTGCAAAGTTCTTCAATTCCAGGATATACTGTGGGCTCTCCTCCGGTTAGTTCAAATATAAAAATAGTTTTATTATATTTTTCTCTGTAGACAGCAATAATATCATCAACAATTTTTTTAGCAGCAGCAATGTTTATCCAGGGTTTATCGCCATTGTTGAGTTTTGGATCACAGTAACTACATTTGTAGGTGCAGGTATTTCCCAGATGCCAATTGACTCGTAATACTTTGTTATCCGATAGATTGTCTTGATTGTGATCCCATTTACTAACTAAAGATTTCATTTAAATTGCTCGCTGAATGCGTCATATTTAGTGCCACACGTTTTTGCACAAACTGCAAGTTTTCCATCTGCACAACTACTTTTGCCCCAACTATTAGGAATAAGGTCCTGCATAAATTTACCATTAACAATACTTTTTAAATTTGATTTAGTAGCATTAAGATTGTCTTTGCCAATTTGCTCTATTAAATTCCAAATTTGTCCCCCTTTAGGAGTCCAGTACCAAACATACATTTGGCCGGCTGTCCAACAACAAGGTTGTACAATTCCTTCTGCACTTACATACAGACTTTTTTCTTCTGCAACTTTGCACTTAATAGGAACTTCGTCCCAATATTTTTCCATGGGTTTTTTCTTTGCAGGATCTGTGTGGAAGATCTGCGGAAATGTGTAGCCTTCTACATCTTTTTGCTGGCTAGGAAGAAATTTAATAGATTCTTCTGATTTAGCTATCTTACTAAGTTCTTTTAAAGCAGCATTTCGATATTTAGGATTAGTAGGTGCTTGTAATAAAGTAGTTGCCATACCCTTACGATTAGCAGCTTGGTGTATTTCTTTAGTGACACCGCTAGCATTACTAAAGAATCTAGCAGATTTTTTAAATTGAAAACGTTCAAATCCCATAGACTTTGATAAAATTTCTGCAGATTCTACTTGGTGCTCGTTGTGCGCAAACACAATATAGTCCCAACGTGCTCGTCCGCCAGCGGCTATAAATGCCTGTGCATTTTCCATAATCTTAGACCAAACGGTATTTTGTCTATATAGATGATTAGTATCTTCTAATCCATCAATACTAAATGTAACATAACCTTTAGGACCTAATACATGAGCAAGCATCTTCCACCACTCTGGTTTCTTAGCAGAACCGTTTGTCATCATACTAAGATTCATTTTAGGATTGTGTTCTCTAAAATAGGCAAAAGCCTCTAACGTATCCCTTGCGGCAATAGGATCTCCGTAATTGCCGCACATGTACATACGATCTAATTGTGCAATAAAACTAGGTTCAAATATTTTCTTAATGTCTTCTATAAAAAGTTCAGTACCCGGGACTTGTGGGTTTTCCTGGCCGCCATTAATATTGCGGGCACACATGGGACAGGCTGCATTACAGTTATCTGTAATTTCTAAATGCACTGTCTTAATTTCATCGTATGTGTATAACATTAATTGTCCCAATACATTTTGTTATTCTTTTGATAGAAATAATCTTTTTGAACTTCTAACATATCACTATAATCTACACGATGATGATTACCTATACCGTTTTTATATACTGTTAATCTAACATAATTTGCAGCCGCTGCTTCCGGTCTAGGTGTTGATTTTTTGTAGATAACACTCCAGTGTCCATTAGAGTAATGTTTATCAATTCCCCCGGGCATATTCCATTGGCTTATAAATTCTTCAAATTCAACAATAGAAAAATAATATTCATTAACGCATATGTCACTGACCTTTACACTAAAGCTAACCTTGTCTTTTTCTTTAAAAAGATAAATTTTTAAATTTTTACTAAATGTTAACATGCTATTCTATTACTAATTTTATGTCTTTGGCAGGACCTGCTCGACTAGGAAGATCTCCGTATTTTTCTACATAATCTTTAATTACGGCCTTATACCAATTTTGACTATTATGATGTGCTTGCACATTATACTTATAGATATTATTATTTGTAGCTTCCATCACCGTTAGTGCTCGAGCTGCTTCTTTTTGCAGATCTCTTAGTTCTAAATCATCTATCATGGTCTACCTATAAGCATCACTCGCTTATACCCTTTTAATTGTAATTCGCCTTCGTATAATATTTCTTTCATGGGAAACTTTTTCTTCATATGATCAATACTATGTACACAATTAATGTGACCATCACCATCAAACATGTTATTACTTTGAATCACAACGATAGGGTTAGATTTTAGTTGCTTAAATCTAATTTGATGAAACCATTCTTCTGACATATGCTCTGCACTAGTATTAACAATTAAATCGGGTAGAAACTTTTCACTGTAACTAGTACCTTCTTTAAAGTTTTCTACTGTCCACTCATAACCGTTTTTGTGCAATGTTAATTCATTGATATTTGCATGAACTGCTTTTACTTTATGGTTTTCTAAATTTGCAATGTTAAAAATATAATCGCTAGCATTACATGCGGCTTTATCTAATTCAACATTTCGTAACTTTCGATATGTTAATCTTTGTTCGTAAATAGATTTTAATTGGCCGTACCACCCAGCAAGAACAACTACGTTATCATAGTGATCGTTAATCCTTGCTAGTTCTTCAATTAACCAAACTTTACTTTTAATTTGGCTCCTGCTAAATGCATCATAAATGTGAGTATCATTTACCTTCTTTTTATAATCAAATATACTTCTAAAAATTTTATCTGTAGTGTTTTGTTCATTTAAATTCTTGATACAATATTCAAGAATTGCAGTTTGTATGTCCTCGCTGTCGAGAATTTTAACAAATTCTCTAAGAAACTCTGTCCCTTCATCATTATTTTTAAATTTTAAGTATTCTTCTAAACCAAAGAATACTTCTCGTACACCGGAAGATTCTTTCATAGTTGTTCCTTAAATTTACTATCTAACCATTCAAAGTCATTGATTAATTTTAACGCTTCTAAATTTTTTTTATTTTTAATTCCATATTCAGCCCCGGCAAGGGCACCTTTAATTGCATATTCTCCATAGAGCCTATCTGCACCTAGTTGACACCATGCATTCAATCTGTTTTGTGTTTCATCTGTTTTTTGTCTGTCTATTATTTTACTAGACAGTTTGCAACATTCTCTAAATGCACTTTTCCAAGTATTAAACGGATCACTGTTAAATGCTGTAATGTTACTGACTTCTAATACTGGTTTAAATTTTGTGCTAATACTAGTTGTCATATCTGGTTTTCTAGTATCCATACGAATAGTCATATGTCTAGGCAACAGTTTTACGCCGCCATTGCCATATTCAAGATCATTGATAGGATTACGACTACGCCAAACATGCACTGTGTCTTGTAATTTAGTTTTATAACTAAAATCAAAAGTATCAAGTATTACTGCATCTCCGTCTACTACCCAAAACATATTTGTAAAACATTTTTTTGCAGCCACTATGTGTGCTTGATGAATGCCTTTAACTCCATGCACACGTTTAGCTAGAGGAAACCTAGATGATAACCTTTCCCAATTTTCATCTGCATTAGGTTCGTTATAACTTATAAAAACAATATCGTACATTACTCTATGACCCAATTATTTTTCATTCGAGGAGGATTAGTATATAGTGCTTTAAAAAATTTGCTTTGATCTGGATCTAAAATGCTAGGACCTGTAAGTATGCCTAACTGATCCCTTAACTGTGTTCCTAAATCTAGCATTTCTTGAGACAAATCAAAATCTGCGTTTGTCTCAATTTCGTTCCATAGGCTGTTAAGATACTTAAAGTCTCGAACATTAGTATGGTCCCAACTGTCTTTAAGATTTGTCATCCAGCAGCCTAATCTAGCACCGTACATGGCCCATATACCGTGGTTAACATCTGCACCAACATTCATCCATGTTACCAGTCTATGATAGTTTTTCCAATGCACTTGTTTGTCAAATGGTCGATCTTTTGTAGGTTTGCTGCCTTCAAGTAGGCTCATTTTTACGCCCTCGCGGAATCCTGCTCGCCATGCTTGATGAGGGGTGGCGTTATTATGCACATAACTCATGCAACTTTTTAACTGTAGATAGTTTATATCCCAACAAAAATCTACTTGAGTTTTATCATTAGATGGATCAGCGTTTTCATGAGTTTTCATATTTAGAATTAATTCTCTATCCCAATTTTTAATTCCGCCATTACCGTATTGTAGTCCATTAATAATGTTTTCTGCTGCATATGATAGAACAGATTTAGATAAATCTGCATCATCAATAAATTCAATTGTCTGTTGAATTAATTCAGGTTTAATAATATTGTCGCCATCAATAATAGTAACACGTTCTGTTTCTGCAAGTCTTGCACAGGCCTTGTGTGCGCTGTCGCTGCCATCTACTCCATGAACTCGTTTAGCCCAAGGTATTTTTGTCAATAGATCAGCATAGTTTTTTTCTGCATTAGGTTCATCGTAACTTAGATAAACAACATCATAGTCTATTAATTTAATTTTTTTAGTCATTTACTATTCCATAAGAATTAAAAAAATTCTTAGTAAGTATGGCAATATTTTCAAAGTTGTAATTTAAAAGTTTTTCAACACTTCCGTGCAGTTGAATATCTTCTAAATTTACGTCAAGTGTTTCAAATAGCCAATTATAATCGTTTTTATCAACAATAAAAAATTGTAAATTTCCACTATATCCTGTAATGTCAAGATTAATTTTAAAAATTATTTTATTGTCTTTAATAGATACTGCTAACTCAGGAGAAGTCTCACAAGGTGTTATTACAGAAAAATCTTTGTAAACAGATTTAACATACACAGTGTTTTCAATAAATTGTTTATTTCTGCTGCCGTTAATTTTAAAATTTTTATAATCTTTTTTACCTTCGAGAAAATCTTTAACTAATGCTTCAGTAGTCTCAACAAAGTTTCCAGAATCTTTTTTTTCATTTGTGATTGAATATATGTTATTGTCATCGTCGTAATATACATAAAACATATTGGGCGCAGAAAACATTTTATGTGTACGCAAGCGGTCTTCTTCGCTTATAAAATCAATGCCTTCAATTCCTTGATTCATATGCAGCCTCTAATTTTTTTATAATATCATCAGTAAGAAAATCATTTTCAGTATAATGAAAAACACCTGTTTGTAAAAAATTTGATATTTTAAGATCAGTATGTTCAGTAAACTGCACAGTAGTTGCTGATTGCCATGTATCCGGAATATCATGCCAGTTTTGTATTGCTGGCTTCATATGCGTAAAAGTTAAAGGATTACCTGTGCCGAATTCTTCTTTGGCATCTAATATTATTGCCGCAATAGCAGACGACACATCCATACTACAAAACTTCTGAGGATTATTAGGAGTATAAATGCTGTAGTATTGTTTCCAGTTTTTTACAATAATTTCTAGCCATTTGTAAAATTCATAGGATCTTTTATTTTTTTTAATGTAATGTATTCCAAAATATAGATCTGGTAAATTATTTTCAACAAATGATTTCCTATAAAAATTATTAGTTACAGTTTCACCTTTGTATGTTTGTACATTTCCGGTTAAGGCAACATTTTTATTTTCTAGATAGTCCCACCAATGGTCATTAGAAGAACACAGTAGCATGTCTGAATCATAGACTAGGGTTTCATTATACGGAGTGGCATAAATTATCTTCCATCTATTTTCAATTTTCCATTCAGATTTTTCAGCTGCATCTCCCCATGGGATTGAAACTACGTGGTCAAATGCTGTTGTATATTCAAAGGGAACAGCATCATTTGTCATTAAACAAACGCTGTTTATTTTATTATGTTGTTTAATTGACAATGCCAATGCATAGGCTTGTCTAACATAATCAATGTCGGAATTTTGTGCAAAAATTAAATGCCCTTTAGTCATTTAACACCCTTAAAATACTGTGCTTGTTCATTACATGCACATCAACATCGGAAATTTTCAAAGCAGTATATTCACCCATTGCATGTTCTTTTTCAACTAACAACGTGCAGGATGTAGGTGTTGCGGCAATTAGAACGTCCTTATCTGTAACATAATACATTTTTCCGGGAATTGTGTCAACATTATCGGTAATATAACCATTTAAAATATGTAAAGAAATACTAAATGCATAATCGTTTCTAAATTTCTTTTCAGGAATTTGATAGATTAATCTATAGTAGTTCCAGTTTTGTCTTATAAAATCAACTAGGTCAAACAGCACACGAGTCTTTGTTGTTTTTTTAAAGTACAGCACTGTTGCCCAGTAAAATGGTATAGAATGTTGATTTACATATTTGAACTCGTTAGCTTCTCTCCATCCTGTTAAATCATAGGAATTTTTGTAAATTAAAAAATCTTTTTCTAACTTAAAACAATTTAATAAAAAATTACCGTTAACTAAGTAATCTGCGTCAATTACTAGGGTTTCGTCGTAAGGAGTTAGATCATAACTTTGATATCGATTTGCATTTTTCCAAACGTAAACATTTGATACTGTGGCGCCGTCAAAGAAAGTTTTAGTTTGTGTAGAAGTATCTTCGGAAAAAATTATCTTATCAAATACAGATGTAAATATTTCTGGTAACGGGGTTATTGCATCAGTTACAATACTAACTGGTAACTGTAAGTGTTCTTTTACTCGTTTGGCTGCTGCTAATGCAAGTTCTTGATAATTGAACTCGCTGTTAAATGCAAAAATTAAAACTCCCTGTGTCATTATGCTAGGATACTTTCTACAGATCTAGATTTTTTTAAATCTTCATATTTTGTGAAATACAAATTGTTAGCTCGTACATGACAATCTAACAGTTGTTCTAAAAAATTAGAAAGACTTTTTACAAGTATCGGAATTCCATTATTATCAACTATTACAGTTTCTTCTAACTCTAATAATTTTAGACTTTGAACATATGCAATTAGCGCAGGGGTAGCTTGAAACGTACCACCGTTATGAAAATAAAACAGTGTTTGTTCAAATTCTTCTTTTAAGATCCGTTTTTGATTAGCCATAGTAACCATTAGGTTGGCTATATCAAAGGCCTTAGTAACTTGCTCGTTCATGTAGATACTCCATAATTACAATCTATACTGTAATTATGCAACGATCTACTGAGCTAGGAAATTTATGAGCCGCTGAAGGTTGGGGAAGCAATAGTTGGGCCAGTAACAGATACGTTTGCGCCAGATGGTCTAAACATAGATACTGTGCTAGTTAGTGTACCTGTGACGTTTTCGTCAACTGCAGGGCCGGGCAAATAGCCTCCTTGTTGATCACCGGTATCTGCATCATTAAATTCTATTGTGAATATAATAGATGTAGGTTCTGTTCCGGATCCAAATGCTGTATTAAGTCTAGCTAATACTCGATAATTATTTTCAGCATACGTACCAGCGGTAGCATTTTTAATATAAATTTGTTGATCCGAAGTTGTTAGATCAAAAAATCCTATACTAGTTGAAGTACCAAATGAGTTAGTGGGAGTAGCAGCAATTGCTTGGCCTGTTCCGGTGTAGTCCATGAATACAGTACCTTGCTGCTCTAACAGATTAGTCCAATTGGTGTCTTTAGTAGTTGCCGCAGTGCCTACTCTACTTGCGCTGAATCTTATTTGGCCGCCTGCATTAAAGAAATATCGGGCTGCTAATGAGGACGTAAACGCAGTAGTTACTGAATGAGTTATTTTTACTTTCCAGTTAGTTGATCTAGTGCCGACTCCGTTGGTGATAGATTCTGCAGAACCTTGGCCGGCAGCACAGACTCTTTTATTAGTGACACAAGCATCTGCCATTGTATCGTATTGAGATCTAACTGCTTCTGATATAACTTGTACTTGTCCAGCACCGGGAGTTGTGCTAACAGGTTCTGATAAGTTTAACAATTCGTTACTGCCAGTTTGGTGTCCACGACATTTAGCAATATCTATTCTTAAATTATTCCAAAATGTTGCAGTTTGTGTAGAACCAGAAGTAGCATCAATACTAGATAATGCTTGGCCGTAGCCATCGGTTCCTGTTCCTATAACATTGTTAATTTTAGTTCTAATAGAGTTAAAGTCATTAACTTGTATTAATTGTCCAACACCTGCTGCCATTTTCTATCCCTTATAGTATTACTGCTTCAATTAATTTGACGCCAGTGTTGTCACTCGATTCTAAAGCTATGGCAAATACATCATTTGCATGTGGAACTGCGGCTACTGCTGTACCGTTGTTAGCTGCTACTAGACGTTGGCCTTTACGAATTGCACCTTGCACTTTAACAGGCACACGACCTTTTAATGCTACGTATGTTCCACCTTCTAAATCTTTGTTCATCATAAACGCTGGATTAGCACTGACTGCGCCTAATGCACGATCACCGTATTTTGCAGCAGTAACTTCTTTGTCACCGCCGACTGCAACAACTGTGCCTACATCATACTCAGCATCTGCAAGATATTTTTCTGCCAAGTCAGCAAATCTAGCTGCTGTAGCAGTACCTTGAAATAAGTTTGCGTACACATCGCCACTAGAATCGCGAGCAACTATTGAATTAGCTGTACTTGCAGCGCCAACTGCTGATCGATAGCCGCCGTTAAAAAACAATGTTGTTGATTGAGTTGCTACTCCGTCAAACGATGCTGCATATACTGTTGCATATTTGTACGAACTTGACCCAATGTTAGAAACAGCAGTTGTTCCTGGTAAAATATCATTTGCCACTAGTGTTAACGGAGTCTTTACACCTGCGCTTGTTGTTTGAAATTTAATTGTATTATTAAGAGTATTTCTAATAATTGGCGTTACTCCGTCAACATCGATGAATACTGCTAGATCATCACTGTCTCCTAAAGTAAATCCTATATCAGTAAAACCCCCATAATCAACAGTTTTGACAAAATCTGCATCAGTTAATCCATTAAACTTTAAAGAGTTACTTGCAGTGCCCCAATATCTGTGATCGGATGTTGTTACTCCGTTTGTTCCAGTGTTTACAAGGGTTAGTCCTTTCTTAATCACACTAAATCCGGTTATAGGATTTAATGTTCCATCTAATGTAAATTCATCAGACGAAATAACATAAACAGTGGCATCATCTACAATAGATTCAATAACAGCATGGGTACCGCCAATAGTATCCGATACTGTTCTAGAACGTAAAAGTGTAGTTCCTTGACCTAATGCTGCCTCTGGACCTATTAGTACATATTCAGATCCATTCCATGCATACAGTTGATCTGTGCTTGTTTTAAACCAAAAATCACCAGTAGACAATGCTGTCGTAGGCTCAGTTGCTCCAACTTCGGCGCCACCTGTTGTTCTCCAGGCATTGTTTTTATCACGGAATTTTAATTTGTTAAGATTGCTGTCAAACCAAATTTGACCGCTTATAGGGCGAGGAGGCTCTGTGGTGCCTGAAAAATTTTCCAGTAAGTTTACAAAATTTTCATTTTGTACTTCTCCGTAACCAGCGTAGTTCTTACCGATAAGTTTAATATCGAGCGTACTATCAATGGTCCCGTCTTCGACAACGGTTAGTAACGTATTATTATATCTATTAATGCTGTATGGCATGCAAGCAACCCCTTAACTCGTTGTATTTAGCTGTATTATAATCATGTTATTGTCGGGCCGCTAATAGTTGAGACATATGTCCATACGCCCGTAATAAGATTAATTTCAAATAGTTTTGTAGTTCTTTCAACTGTAATTGTTGAATTTCCTAGATTTAAAGTGACTGCAATATCTTCTAAAACTGGCTGATTTTCTGAACCGGCTGCTTTGTTAACTGCCACATAAGTCTTAACAATAGCTCCGCTAGTACTAGGATATGTACTAGCGGTTAACGCTGTTGATGCATAGGTAGCTATTTGTCGCGTACAATGTATTCTAGCCTGTGTGCCTAAAACATAATTAGCAACTGGGGCAATTTCTTGTAGATAGTTTGATATTTGAATATCATTTAACCCCGTTACATCCATACTAAGTGCAAGAGCTTTTGCATTTACAGTATTATCAACATAGGTTTTATTGGCTGCGTCAGTCCCAGTAGTAGGTGTAGCAAGTCCGGTAATCTTAGGGCTTCCTACTAAAACAACGTTTCCTGTGCCGTTTGGTTCTATTTCAATATCACCATTGTTGTTAGTTGATTGTATTCTGTTAGAATTTAAGTATAAGTTATCAACTGTTATTTCTGTTTGTGCGCCAAACGCTGTAATTCCAGGAGCACTGGTAATTCCGCTGCCTAATGCACTACCCGAAATAACCGTAACTCCATTAATTTGTAATGTTTTACCTAATGCAAGATTAATAGATTCAGAAATATTAAGTCTATTATTAGACTGATTATATACAATTGTTTTATCAGTAGATCCCTTAATAGTTATTCCACCGCCGTCGGCTGTAAAATCTGTAGGAGCAGCAACATTTGCTATAACAATGTTCTTGTCTTCAATAACTAAGTTAGTACTTTCGATACTAGAAGTTACCCCTTCAACTGTGAGATTACCTGTAATTCTTGCATCTCCATTTATATCAAACGTGTATGCAGGATTATCATTAAAGATACCAACACGTTCAGTAGTTGCTCTTACTGTGATTGCATCTCTTGTTCCGCTGGCATTTTTAATTTTAATTTGATAATTTTGTCCAGCGTTATTGCTAGTTATTGCCAGTGCAGTTGTAGTAGCTGTCACTTCATAGTTCTGATTAGCACCTAGAATTAACGGTGTTGAGTTTTGAATTCTAATTTGTCCAGTTGTAGTAGCATTAGCGGTTGTACTCATAAAACTATTAGAAGTATATAGATTTCCTAGAGTGTCAACTAGTGCATCAGCTTTACTAGAAGTTACATTAAATTTCATTCCCGCAAGTGTACTTGCATTAAATCCTGGTTTAATTGTTCCTGAAAAATTAGTAATTGTAGCTTTAGGTGTAAATTCTATAGTGTTCCTACTGAATATTCCTAATAATATACCATTAACCCATAGATTTAATATAGTTTTTTCTGAGTTATTAGAATCAATAATTGTTTCGACTTCGAATCCGGAAATATCCTGGCTTGCTTTGTATATTGGACCTGCTAATACTCTATCAGTTCCGTCATAAAAATACAATTGATTTTCTGAACTGTCAATCCATAGATCTCCTTGCACTAGGTTAGATGGTACTGCTCCTGATACTATGGGGCCGCTTCCTTGTCTAAACCCTGCACCATCATAAACTTTTAATCTGTTTTGACTAGTGTCATACCATAATTGACCTGCAATGGGATTGTTTGGGGAACTAGTGGCTGCAAAGTTTTCTAGTAACTTTATAAAATTTTCATTAATAAATTCGCCGAATCCAGATACATTTTTACCTATCAATGTAAGGTCAGTGGCCGTTTGGTCAACAGTACTATCTACAATTTCAGTTAATAAAGAACCGTCAGTTTTGTTTATTTTATATGCCATTATAGAATCCTACCAGTAAAAATAATATAGTTAATTGTTAGATATGGGTTCATTACATTTAATGGTACATCAGTTGATGTTGCTCCTAAAATTCCGCCACTGTTAGGTAAAAATTTTGCGTTGCCACTAATGCTTCCGCCATTTGTTGTATGGTCTACTGCATCAATGTCGGCAATAATTTCAGAACTTGTGTTATCTCTAATAGCATAGAACTGTGTACCAGCAGTACCTTTCATATCGTGTTGATGTTCTGGAAGATTACTAGTAGCAATAGCACGTTCTTCAACACCGTTGCCTTCGCCAATTGTATCAGCTGTAACATCAGTTACTCGATTTGCAGTTAAACTAGAGTTATCATCTACGTCTACAGTAGTTGGCCCTGAAGTTGCGCCGGTTGGTAATAATGGAACTTCTATTCCATTATTCATGTTATCAGCACCTAACGGAAACCTACCCCTCAAGTCAGGTAGACCAAAAGTAGCAACTCCTACTAGATTACCTACTGCTTTATAAGTATAGTTAATAACGGCATACAATTCTGGATAATCACTAATTAATACTTCAGCGCCATCGCACAACAAATATCCATTTGGCACTGCAGTTTCTGGGCCCGCAAATGGAAATATTGCGGCTGTAGGAACTGTAGCGACCTGTGCTAAAAATGTAGTTTTTGTTATTTTTCTTAACCCAACACTGGGTCTATTAATAAGAATTTGATCAGATGCTAACGAATCAGTGGCTGTTGTTTTATTACTAATAAAATCTGTACTGAGTTCTGTAATAAACGTAGCAACACCGCTAGGCTGCTGTCCCGTAAAACTAATAGCATTAGTACTAGCAACATCCCCAGTAATATTAAACACTGTAGGGCTTGTTAATCTAGACGCTGTACCAGTAACAGATCCAGCAAAACTTCCGGTAAACGTTCCTACAAACTGTGTTGAATTGTCAATATTGCCCACAGTGTTAGCGTAAATTCTGTTAAACGATTTTGTAGAGTTACCCAAATCATATGCGCTACCTGTTTTAGGGATAATATTATTTGAGTCAATTGTTCCGGTAACGTCAATACCCTGTCCTACAAACAAACTTTTAGTTACACTTGCGCCGCCAACAGTTTTGATACTACCTGTTAATAAGTCAGTTGCGTTTGTTGTTGATGTTACTATTAATCCGTCACTAACTACAATTTTTCCAGTCACATCTAATGCTTCTGTAGGATTAGTTTTATTAATACCTATATTAGTATTAGTAACAGTTAT